CGCTTGTTGAGCATCGAATTCAGCTGCTGCTCTGTCACGAGCAAGGTTAACATCCGCCTCTGATCCACCAAGTTTCCTAATGTCCTGCTCAGCCCTTAATTGCGCTCGCTTCCTGTCATTAAGCTCGCTCTGAAGTGTTACCTGATCCTGTAGCTTATCCAGATACTCCTGAACATCTTTCGGGCGTTCAACCATGAGGCTGCTGGAGTTGAATTTATCTTTTGCCTTGGCCGCAAAATTAATCATATCTCCCAACTTGCTCATCATGCCGGCAGCAATTCCCGCTTCCTGCCCATCCCTGCGCAGCAAATCGATACCTTGCTTCATCGTTCCGTTTAGCGTAGCGCGACCAATGTTAATAGCGTTTTGGGTCTGGCTTAGCCTGTTCTGAGCTTTCTCTAACTCAAGAGTTGCTATGGCAAGGTTATCTTGTGCGCCACCAAGCGCCTCGGCAGCCTGCCGCCCTCTCGTTGTATTCGTACCCCAGTTTGCAATTTCTCTTTGCTGGCGCTGGACCGCAGATGTCGCGTCATTGAATTCCTTTTGTGCGTCAGATACCGCGTCACTCAATTCAGGAAGACTCTGACTCAATTTCCCTATCGTCGCCGCCAACTCTGTATGCGACATCGTTTGGAATTTGGAACTCAGTTCGTTAACGCTATCGGCAAGAGCATTAGCATCATTCCTCGCTTCTTTTGCACGCTGAGAGAAGTAGAGAATTGCACTTGCAGCAAGCATCGCCGCACCTGCAGGACCACCAATTAACCCAAGTGCTCTGGTAGCCAGGCTTGCGCCAGATGAGAGAGCCATTTGAGCAGCCCTGTTTGCCGCCAGTGCTCGATTATAATTATCAACCGCACCGGCAGCCGCAACCCTGGCAACGGACAAGCGCTGTTCAGCTGCCGCAGCGTTGGTTTCGCTGATAGCAGTAAGGCGCATCATTTCTGCGAGCCTTATCTCATCTAAGGCCCGTTGTTTTGCGACCGCTGCAGCCCTGAGGTCTGCCGCTGCTTTATTCGCGGAAGCCTGAGCTGCTAATGATTCTTCTGCTGAAAGCGTGCGTGATGCGGCAGCTGCTTTGATTTTAGCCGCAGTAGCCATAGTTAAGGCGCCGACATAGCGACTCCCAAGAATAGCCGCGACGCCTGTCAGCAAAGCGCTCAGGCCGCCGATATTTTCACTGATAGTAACGACCGCATCACTGAAAATTGCCGCACCGGTTTTTACGGTAGAGTTTTCGCCGAAAAACTTAGTGATGTTATTGCCCGCAACCTGAAGAGCCTGGCTGATAGTCGTAGTGGTGTTGGCAAATTCAGCACCGATTACACTACCCTGGGAAAGCAGACCGTTAACCACAACATCTGTCGTTAGCTTGCCCTGTGCCGCCATGTTGCGCATCTGGCCGATGCTGACCCCCATAGAGTCAGCAAGGGCTACGATAAGGCGATTACCCTGCTCGTTAACAGAGTTGAATTCTTCGCCACGTAACGCGCCTGAAGCCAGTCCCTGCGAGAGCTGGATAATGGCATTTTCAGCTTCTTGCGCTGTTGCACCTGAGACGACAAATCCCTGGTTGATAATTGTGGTTAGCTTGGAAAGGTCGTCCGCACTTGTGCCGTACTGCCTTGTCGCTCTTTCCAGTCTCGCATACAGCGACGCTGTGGCATCTAAACTTCCTCTCGTTTGCTGTGTAATGTTGAATACGCGCTCTGTCACATCAGCCAGTTGCTCATTAGGCCGCAGTGAGTTAGCCAGCTTGTTATTTACAGTTGCCCATGCGTCAGCATATTCAGCCACCTGCTGGACAGAAAGAGCTGCGGTAAGTGCAACCGCAACACGTGACAAGCTCGACATCGAACGCTCTGTGGTATCAATGGAGCGTGATGTTTTATCAAATCCCCGTTCCATCAGATCAAGGCGCTGGTTAACGCGCTGCTGAGCGGTAAGTAGCCCGCGCACATCCATTTCAATGTCGTAATAAATACCGCCAGCGTTCTCAGCCATTTCCTTTTCTCCGGGCAATAAAAAACCCCGCCGAAGCGAGGTTTTGGGGTTGAGTTTTGTTATATTAGCCCAGCTTTTCTTCGGGCCTCTTCGAGATACTCATCATCTGTTTTTTCGGGACCGAGGTCTAAAGGCTGCTGCCTTTGCCACTCTTTTAATTTGCCGCTAAGTGCATAAATGATTTTGTCGAAGTTTTTCTGATGCCTGTGTGCACCTGTCACGTTAACGCCTAACTTCAGGGCGGAGTCTATACCGACGACGCATGAGTTTTCGCCGTCGGAATTCACCACAATAGACACATTTTCACCCCATGAGAAAAGTGAAATTCCAGCACTTACGGAAACTCGGCGAAGTGTGTCATCCTTCTGTTTAATCGTCATCCCGACTTCTGGAATAGCCTCTAAAAGTTTTTCAAAGGCAACGTCAGCCGGAAATGGAAAAATTTGCTGCGTAGATTGACTGGCAAAGCTCATATCCCTATCCCCATCAGTAAATGATGCGGCAATCGTAGCAGAGGGGGAGCGATACGACAAAGCAACCTGTTCGCTTATCAGGATGTTCAGCGGTACGATAGCAAGGTAATCTTGAAGCAGGCATCAACCAAGGAATCATCATGGATAAGTTTGACCGCACCATCCAGCGAGAGCTACTCCAACGCCTCTGTGACATTTACCCAGAATCTGCCGACAGTAGCTTCTCAAAGGAGTTTTCAGAAAAATTTGGAGGCATTAATATCTTTACTGCCAACTTACTTTATCTTGCTGGTCACGGACTCATTGAGATAAGACTTAGCAATGAAATAGGTCGACGACTGCCATCTGTAATGGACTCTTTCACGAAAATCACCAGCAAAGGCATAGATTTCATTCGCGATGACGGCGGTTTGGGCGCAATTCTGAACGTACAAACCATTAAGTTTCATCGGGATGCGGTGATCGTCCTCGAAGACCTGATCGCCATTTCAAACATGAACGACGAACAGAAGGAAAAAGCCAAGTCGACTCTCGGCGAAATGTCGACGGAAGCCATAAAACCTGTGGTAAAAGCCGTAACTACCGCCGGGTTATCAAAGCTACTCGGGCAATGAAGTCGTACCAGAAAGCAAAAACCCGCCGGATGGCGGGTTAAAGTTATAAAGCAGGCATCTCTTTTCCAAAATCGTATATGACATTCCCCACGACCCCACAAAATGCATTACAAATGAATGATTTAAATGTATTTTTTTTGTTTATTTTTATTTCTTCCATAGAGTCACCTTTATTTCCCATACGTTTCGCTTTTTTCGATTTGATATAACTACTACTCAATTTGTATACAGCATAAACTGATAAAGCTATTAGCGAAGGGTCAAAGGATGCCGATACTAACGGTGTCGAAACCGTAGAGATGCAAAATTCGTTTCAATAATGTCAATATTATATCCAAAAAAAATTATTTGTTCAAAGTTAACGGCATGATGTTGATTCTCCAGCTATTCCCGGCAGATATAACTGAACCTCATCAGCGGCTCGATCGCGCGCAGCATGTAGCAATTGCTTGCGGCCACCTACACCCCACTTTGCCATCTGGCTCGCGCACTGGCTGATTGCTTTGGTTTCAGTGTTGATGATATGGTCGATTTTGTTCAGCCTAGACATGGCGCCGATCCCCAAACGGACAACGGTTCTAAATACCTCATACACTTCAATTTCGAACTCCGGCTTAATCCAGGCGGCGTAGCGAATAGCAAGTAGCTCGACGCCCCACGCGCCTGATTCAGAGCCGCCTTTTATCACCTTAAGCGGTTGATTTTGTTCCGAAGCACTTTTTAGTGCTTTGGATTGAAGCGCCTTAATGAAGCGTTTTATTTGGGCGCTTCTGAGGAATACGCTTGGGCGCTGGGACTCTGTAGCCTCCCCATTTGCCACGGCTGCTGCATGGAGGTCATTAAGGCTATAGCGCCCCTCATCGTCGACACGAACGGAGACACCGTTCACTGATACAGTTGGATATTTCATATCGGTTTACCTTTGAGTGATGAACCTTGTCGCACAGGAAACCGGCCCACAGAAGGGCACCGACAGCCAGCCGGCATCCTCAAGGGTCATCCTGAAAGGTTCTGTGTTAAATGCGCGTGCGAGGCGCGTCAGAAGTGAGTCGGCATTAGCCGCTCACGAACAAACGGATAAAAAAAGCCCCGCGGATGCGAGGCTGATATTCGGTTAGTGCTGAGATTAATTCTTCGTGGGGGTTGTCCTGGAACGCTCCTGCTGCATCATCGCCTGCCAGCGGCGATCGTCTTCGTCCATGACCGTGTCGTACTCTTCGCGCGTGAAGCCGTTCTGATTGGGGTACTTGGCGTTAATCATCATTGCGAACTCTGTCATCGTGAGGTTCTCAGCCTCTTCCCGGCTTATGCCGAAATGGTTGCGGGCCGCCATGATGTAGTCGGATGCGCGGAATTCTGCGGTTGTCTCGTTCGTTTCGTAACGCTGCAGCTTGCGCACCTTCGCTTTGCCGATGATGCCGTGCATCATCAGGTTTTGCGCGACGATGACCATGCTTTCCGGCGGCATGCTGCCCGGGCGCCAGACAAAGCCACGCTTACGTGATTTCCCCGGTTTCATCCAGCCAACCAGATCGCCGATATCGTCGTCACAGCAGGCTGTCAGTACCGTGTGAGCCGCCATGATCGCTTTGCGTGACAGGAGCCCGCTTTGCATAAACCGCATGACGCAATCAGGAAGGCGGCTGTACTCATCGCGGATATAGGCCTCAGCTGCGCGCTGCGCGAATGGCGTAGCCTCGTCATTGCACAGGTCATAGAATGCCTGAACAATCTCCTCGGGCTCACCAATTCTCGCCATGTTGCGAAACGACGGCCGGAAAAAGAATTCCCGGTCACCGGTACCGATAACGCATTCGCCTAATTCTTTAATCGGGGTCATAGTCGCTCCATAAACAGTATCAAGGGCGCAGAACGCCCTTTGTACTATTCACGAAATGGCCTGGTGGTTAACTGATAGTGACCGTGCAGGATGCAGACGTGATCTTGACTGGTGTCGCGGAGGAATCGGTGACTTCACAGGTATAAACCCCGGCATCACCGGAAGCAGCGCTGGCCTTGTTGAAGGTCGCCGTTGTTTGCCCGCTGGCAACCGTGCCGTCTTTCTTCCAGACATAGGTGTAAGGAGAAGTGCCACCCTCAACCACGACCGACATATTCAGCGCCGATCCGGCCGTCACGCTCTTGGTCGTCGGCAGGTTGGTGGTGAACGCCAGCGCCGGCGGAGCGACCTCAAATACCACGGAGTCTGCATCAGCAACTTTCCACTCACCAGAGAAGGTCGAAATATCCGAGGTGCCGAAATCACCAGACCAGGATGTGGTGTTGAAGTAGCCCATGATATAAGTGCCAGCGTCTTCACCAGTGAAGTCGAAGCGGACCCAGACTGT